ATTGGCGCAGATGCGGATCGCGCAGGAAGCAAAAATCCTGCCGTCGCTGATGTTTGTCACCGCCAATTTTACGGCTGGTACGCTCGGCGCCACCATTCAGAAGCCCGCTCGCTGGCGCAACACGGTTTATTTCAACTTCGGTGTGGGCGCCGAGGCTGATGAAGACACGGCACCATACGACAACCGGATCACGCTGCTGAAGCGCGATTATTTGTATTGCCGCGAATACTGGAAAAACCAGACCGTAACCGGCATCCCGAAGTTCTACGCAGACTATGGCAGCGAGCATTGGTTGATTGTTCCGACGCCGCGCGTCGCGTGGCCACTTGAAATCGCCTACAACGAACTGTCACCGCCGCTCACTGTGTCGAACCAGACAAACTGGTGTACCGACTACGCGCCGAACTTGATCCTGTACGCCACACTTCTTGAGGCGTCGATCTTCATCAAGAACGACACCGAGCGGCAGAAGTATCAGCAAATGTATGACCGCGCCGCGACGGCGCTTTCCGCCGAACAGAAGGCGCAGTTGGGCGACGCCTCTTACGGTCCTAACATGGGGGTCGCCTGATGAGCGGTGGTTTCACAGAAGTATTCGGCGGCTCTCCGGCACAACCGGCTGATGTCTCATTCCGCGCGTTCACGATAGACGCGAACACGACGCTGACGTGGCCGAACATCAACAACGACAGCGCTGATATTGTGGCGCGCGTTATGCACGTCACGGCATCTGCTGGCTCGCTCGAATTGATTATGCCAGCGGCGAACGCGGCGTCGACCGGGCAAGACACGCTGATCCGCAACGTGGGCAGCAACACGTTCACCGTGACAGACGCGGACGGGAATACAATCATCGCGATTGCCGCCGGTGTGGCCTCATACATCTACATCACCGACAACTCGACCGTTGACGGAACGTGGGCACAGGTTACGTTCGGGACCGGCTCGTCGTCTGCCGATGCCGCCGCACTCGCTGGCGCTGGCCTTGAAGCCTCCGCTATGCTGTTGAGGGGCGCGGTAACGACGCAGGCGCACGGGTCAAATTACACTGCCGTCCAGGGGGACCGCGCGACGCTGATCGATTGGACAGGCGGTGCGGGTACGCTCGCGTTTACGGCTGCGGCCACATTAGGTGCAACGTGGTTCACCTACGTCCACAACAACGGCTCGGGTACTCTCACGCTCAATCCGAACGGTACTGAGACAATAGATGGCGCCACCACCATCGCGCTGAACCAGGGCGAAAGCTGCATGGTGATTTGCACCGGCAGCGAATTCCTGACGGTGGGCCGTGGTCGCTCGATCACGAACACCGTGACAACGCTATCGAAGTCGGTTGCTGGCTCCGGCGATACGGTATTGACCTCTACCGAAGTTGCGGCACAGGTTCAAACCTTCACGGGACTACTTACGGGCAACAGCACGGTTTCTTACGGCACCGGGGCTGGTTATTGGTTCGTCTACAACAACACGTCCGGCGCTTTTTCGCTGACGTTCCGGGTGGACAACACCGATGCCGGGGTGGCGGTTTCACAAGGCACGCGCTCGATCCTTGTCTCAAACGGGACAAACGTGGTTGCAGCGCTGACGCTGGCATCCGGCACGGTAACAAACGTCGCCACCGGCACGGGGCTGACGGGCGGCCCAATTACAACCACGGGCACGATCTCGCTGGCGAACACGGCGGTTTCTCCGGGCGCATATGGCGACGCCACGCACGTCGCCACGTTCACGGTCGACGCACAGGGCCGCTTGACGGCGGCTGGGTCGACGTCAATCACCGGGTTCCTGACTGTTGCTAATAATCTTTCCGACGTGGCAAGCGCAGCGACGTCGCGAACAAATCTCGGCGTGACCGCTACGGGCGCCGATACGACCTATGCGTTTCGCGCGAATAACCTCTCCGATCTTGCCAACGCTGGAACGGCGCGGACCAATTTGGGTCTTGGCACGATTGCGACACAGAATGCTTCGAGCGTCACAATCTCGGGCGGGACGATCACCAATACGAATGGCGGCGTTCCTGCGGGTGCGATGTTTGATTTTGCCGGGACAGCAGCACCGACCGGCTATTTATTGTGTGACGGATCGGCTGTTAGCCGCGCCACTTATGCCGCGCTCTTTGCCGCCATCAGCACAACTTGGGGCGTTGGCGACGGAGTTACCACATTCAACGTGCCAGACTTCCGCCGTCGTGCAGCGGTGGGCTCCGGCGGTTCCGGATCGGCTACTCTCGGGAACGCCGTTGGCAACACTGGCGGTGAAGAAAATCACGTTCTTGTAACCGCTGAGTTGGCCGCGCACACGCACTCGCTGACCGATCCTGGCCACGTCCACACAGCGTTCAGCGTCGGTTCCAGCACGACTGGATTCGCCAGCACCGGATCGGCCGGAACGTCTGGTGGCGGAAGTGTTGGTATTTCGACGGCCACTACGGGCATCACGGCGGCAAACACCGGGTCGGACACGGGCCATAATACGATGCAGCCTTCCGCTGTCGTTTTGAAAATCATCAAGACGTAACAGGCAAACCGGACGGAGTGCGTTAATTGAATTTTGAGGCAACCAAAAATGTTTACGTCTACGGGAGTTCTTAGGAGAAACGTAATGGCGGGGTGGTGGCAAGATAACGGTACGGTTGCGGCGGTGACGACGTTAGCCGGAGCGGTCGGAGCAACTTTCGGTTGGATTTTTAAGGCTCGCGTCGAGTCAAAAAAGGCGACGACCGAAGACAACAATTCCATTTGCGCACATGAAGAGACGTTCCGCAGAACGCTGATGGACATGATTCGCGGCCTTGAGGATCGCCTCAATGAGCAGGCGGATCAGTTGGCTGACGCTCTGCTACAGGTCAATATGTCAAACACGCTTCATCAGAAGTGCCAGCAGCGCCTATCGGCTGTGGAGGCTGAATTGGATCAGATTAGGCGTCAACACACGCGCGATCACGGTTCTTAAATGCCCGACTCCGTAATCCCACTTCTTGTTAAGCCGGGCTACAAACGCGATGGCACCGTAATTGACGGTGACTACTGCACGGACGGACAGTGGAACCGCTTCAATAACTTTGGCCGCCCACGCAAGATGGGCGGTTATCGTCTGATCGCGCAGAATGGTCACGGCCCGATCTATGGGATGAACATTCAGACGGCGAACGGCACCGCTTACATTTTTCAGGGCTCGGCGTCGTATTTGGAAATGCAGCCGATGAGCATGGTCGGTGTGCCGGGCGGCCTTTCCGACCGCACCCCGGCGGCTCTAGCGTCCGACGCCAATCGCATCTGGACGCTGGACTCGATTTACGATCTGACGTCGAGCAAGCAGAAAGTACTTGCCCACGCAAATTCAAGTTTGTCGGACATCGATAACTCTACGGCGTCCCATCTTTATTACGGCGACCTCACGGCGGGGACAGCCCTGACGGCGACATCGGCGCCGCAGGTCTCCGGCGGTGTCTGTGTTTTGCATCCATTCACATTTGTTTATGGCGATGATGGCTATGTCGCATGGTCCGATGTCGGGACGCCTGACGTATGGACGGGCGGGGCGTCCGGCGACGCGCGGGTCACGGAATCGAAAATAGTCTACGGGACGAACGTGCGCGGCGGCGCTGGCGTCGCGCCCGCTGGTTTGTTCTGGTCGCTCAACTCTCTTGTGCGCGCGACCTTCGCGGGCGGCACGGCTCAATTCAACTTTGACACGATTACCGACCAGTCATCGATCATGTCGTCTCGCGGCGTGATCGAAATGGATGGCGTGTTCTACTGGCCCGGCGTTGACAGATTCCTCATGTATAACGGCGTCGTCACGGAAATCCCAAACCAGATGAATTTTTACTGGTTCTTTGACAACATCGATCTTGCCAAGCGCCAGTTTCTTTGGGCGACAAAGGTTCCGAGACACGGTGAGATTTGGTGGTTTTTCGCGCGCGGCACGTCGTCGGTCGCTGATTACGCGATCATCTACAACGTGCGTTTGCAGACTTGGTATGACACGGTTTTGCCGGAAGGTGGCCGCAGCGACGGCTACTTCGCACAGGTGTTCCCGTATCCGGTGTGGGCTGGCATCGTGCCGAACTCACTCAGCAAATATCCGCTGTGGCAGCATGAACTTTACAATTCATACGACAAGACAACCGGGTCGAACATCGACGCGGTGCAAGCTAACTTTACGACGCCCGATCTCAACCTGCTCGCGCAATCGCGGACCAATAACATCGTTCTGAAGCGCATCGAGCCGGACTTCCAGATGGACGGCGATATGTCGGTACAAACCCTGTCTCGCCCGTTTCCTCAATCGCCCGACAAAATGGGGCCGGAAGACCCCTGCACGTTTGGGCCGAACACAACCCGCATCGATGCCATTCGTACCCAAGGCCGCTACATGCGCGTCAAATTCGAGAGCAACGTCGCTGGCGGCTTCTACGAAATGGGCGAGACAATCGCAGAGATTGACGTCGGCGACGAACGCCCGATGAACGCCGGGACAACCAAGGATGGCTAACATAGCCACCCCGCCGGGGATGCTTACGTTGCCCCAATGGGTTGGAGCCATCAGGATCGATCTGTCTCAGGACGTTATTCCGATGCTGCCGGACCCTGACAAGTGGCGGACCTGGGGTAACTATGTTGTTGGTTTTGGCTCGTTTTCCAAAGCCGGATGCCCCCGCACGGATGGCTTCAAGACGTGGCAGGAATGGGGCAATCGCGTGTTCCAATGCCTCAACGGGTAGTGTATAAATGAGCGATTACAACACGATCTTGAGCGGGAGATCGAACTGATGATGCCACGAATGGCACAACCAGTAGTGCCGCGCCGGGGGATCGGCGCGATGCCCGTTCCGCTGCCCAGGGTTCCGACCGTGCGGATGGCCAAGGGCGGCAATCTCCGTCCTGCTGCGCGTCGCCTCGCAAGTGCTGGCCGCCAAGGCGATTCACAACTTGTTCACATGAGCCCAGATGAGGTCCGCACGTTGAGCGGCATCGGGCATCTGACGACCAACCCCGAGACAGGTTTGCCGGAAGCATTCAGCTTAGGTAGCATCCTCAAGGTCGCAATCCCCCTGGCGGCGGCTTATTTTGCGCCGGGCGTTTCCAGTGCGCTCTTCGGGGCCGATGGTGCTGCCGGTTCTTTGCTGGGAAGTGAAGCGCTAGCAAGCGGCGTGACGGCCGCAGGCATGGGTGGCCTCGGCTATGCCCTCACGGGGAATGACCCTCTCAAGGGCGCTCTATATTCCGGCTTGGCCAGCGGCGCATCGAGTGCATTCAATGGCCTTAACGCTCCAACGGATGCTGGAACGCCTGGAGACATTAGCGGTACTCCGACCACACCGGCAACAGACACGATCACGCCAGCGCCAAACCCCGGACCCGTAACACAGCAGACGATTGCTCCGCCGCCGTCAAATGATCTCACGTCGCTTGCCTCATCCAGCGGCCCTGTCCCCACGTCGATCTCTGGTGCCGCCGGTGCGCCGCTGTCGAACGGTGCGGCGCTGTCGAACGCAGATCAGGCGAACATTTCCGATTTGCTTGGCACCGATCCGCCGGGCATGACTTCTGCTGCGGATAATCCTTCGGTTCTAAACAAGGCGCTCGCGTTTGCCAAAGACAACAAGGTTCCTCTTGCACTTGGCGCGCTTGGCCTTGCGTCTATGAGCGGCGGCAAGCCGCAGCAACAAAGCGGCCAACTCCCGGCCGTTGCCAATTCTTCACAAATGTCTACGCCGCTTCAGCAATACCAGACGCTTCAGGCAGAAAACCCGACGCCGATTGATCCTACCATGTTCTCGCGTACTCGCACCGCGCCTGGGTCGGGCAATGGGTTTTTCTTTAAGAACATCAACCAATACAAGACGCTTCCGGCGCTCGCCGAGGGTGGCTCGGCGCGCGCCGTTGGTACGGCAGAGGCCGCGCGTATCTTGTCGGCTAAGGGGCACGGCAAAGACACCATGCTGGCGCATATCAACCCGCGCGAGGCTGCTGTGTTGAAGGCGATGGGTGGCAGCGGCGTTATCAACCCGCGCACGGGATTGCCGGGGTTTGATGACGACGACGGTGATGACGGGGATGGAGACGGTGACGGCGACGACGCCGCTGACGATTCTGGCGAGACCAGCGAGACTGATGCCCCCGACAGCGCGCCCCCCGACAGCGCGCCCCCCGAAAGCGCGCCGGAAAGTTATTTTGCGGACCCGTCACAAAACTCAAATCCAGTTGACCCGACCGTGCCGGATTTTTCAAATCCGTCTTTGG